TCAAGGAACATAAAAGAGTTAAATGCCATATACTTAATTAAGACACAACAAGAGACATGACTAATCTTGTAGTGAATAATGAGGCATGAAGATAATCAACCACTTACAACATATAACCTAAACAAAAGGTTTAAGTGCAACATCGTAAGTGATTGATATCCAAAGTAAAGAGCCAGATTACTCTGGCTTTAACACTTCTTGAAGCTTCTGATAAGCTTCCTGGGCTGAGGCAGCAGGCAGGCTGTAGTAAGTCCTACCTTGGTCGCTTTTACGTTCAATGAACACTTGTTCCATGCCTATAGCATCGAACACCGCAGCTAGTAGTTTTACACTGTTGGCTGCTTGGCTCTGTGTAATTACCTCATTAGCAACAGCCTCTTGACTGCTGCTGTTAAAATTAACTTTTAACATAACTTTATAGTTTTGATACAACACTAGGTAGGGGGGATGTTTTTTGATAGGCACCCATTTACATACACCAAAAAATTTTATAGTACGGGGGGTACTAAAAAACCCCCAGGGGTAGTGGGGGGTACTCATACAAACTTAAGTATAGGGGGGGGTAACTACAATAAACTCAAGAAAGGGGTTTCCTCTTTAATAATACACCTTCCCCTAAGTGTAACGAGGTAATGCAATGGAGCGTAGTATTAAACTAAAATAGCTGCAAGCTATGGCTTTAATACGTCCCACAAATGACATTTGTTTCATTTTTAACATATTTTTAGAAACTTAGCTACCTATATACTGCAATACCATCTTCTTTTATTCTATATACCAGAATTTATTTATAGATTTGCTTAAACATTAATCAAATTTTTAATATGGAACAGACAAAAGCACAAGCATTACACCACAAAATTGATTCTTTAGCTGAAGGTATGAGTAGACGACTAATGGAAGTCTACAATGAATTAGCTAATCTTAGATTTGTTAATAATGTTATTATTGAACAGTTTAAAGAATCTATGGGTGAAATTTATGAAGAGGAAATTCTAGATGAGATTCAGAATTACTATTTAGTACATGATGAGGCTATTATCAATATTGAGGAAAAAGCCCTTTATATTTTTCATCCTATTACTAGGAAGCATAAACTAAATACTGTAGAAGAGCCTACTAAAGAAGCTCAAGGTAAGTATGAGTTTAAGTATGAAGGACTTGTAGGAGACCCAAAAGACCCTAGAGAACAAGACCACACTGTAGAAGCTTCTAATGAGCAGCATGCTTGGAGTCTTCTCAGGGAAATTCTAGTTAACGGTGAACAGAATAAATCAGCTTAATACTCTCTTTTTTGGAGATGATTTAGAACGTCTCTTAGCTGTTAAGGATAGGATTAATTTTGTTTTAGACAGTAAAAAAGAGCAGTATTACTATACTGAACTTATTCTTTCTACTAAAGCTGGATGGTTTTTAGAGATAAATGTATATCCTAAGATAGATGCAACCAAGGGTATTTGAATTTGTAGAGTTGAACAAAGCTTTAAACTATTATCAAGCTTTGCTTAAAGCTATTCAAAAAAGTAGTTTAAGGTACAGCCACATGTGGTTTGAAGTTGCTTTACAATATTCAAATACCCATAAGGTGCATATTGTAACTCTTAATTTTGGCTTTTATGATTCTTAAATGTTTAGAGTTTCTTTATCAGGAAGAACCTGTCTATAATGAGGATGGTGTACCTGTTGACGTTAAAAGTAAACCTATAAGGATAGGTTTTGTTACTAAGATGGAGGTACTTCCTACAGATATAATAGCTTTTAAGGAAGCCTATAATGATAAAGGTAAGATATACAAGAATAGGTGTATTATAAATCATTCTACTTTAGGGAACTTGATAGTAAATCATAGTTTTGAAGAACTTTCTAGATTAAAGAAGCAAGCTACACCAGTAATAAAAGGATTTTATGGGAAATAAAGAAAAGGAATTAGAAGAGCGTATAGAAGCTCTAGAAAAAACTTTAGAATTCCTTAAAAAGGAACTTAGAGTTTTAAGGTTATCTAAAATAACTGATTTTAATCACAAACAAACTTTAGATGCTTCACTAGAAGCAGGATACAATAAAACTAAATACAATGGGAAAGAGTTTTACTAATATGAATGGAGAGTCTCCTAAACCTGAAGGTTTAGATGAGAAATATGATGCTAACCTACTATGTGCTGCTAATGGTGCTCCATGTTTAAAAGGCTGCACATGGATTGAAACTTCTGAATGCTTAAAACTAGAAGAGAAGCGTAAAGAAATGAAACAAAACAGATAATGTTATGGAAGCTATATTAAAGTTTAAATTACCTGAAGAAGAGGTAGAGTTTAAGCAAGCTACAAATGGTGGCAATGCTTATGCTGCTATATGGGATTTTTATCAACATCTTCGTAAGAGGATAAAATATGAAGACTTACCTGAAGATGAGTTAGTTATCTATGAAAGGATAAAAGAGGAGTTTTTAGGCACATTAGATGGGTATAATGTTCATTTGGAATAAGTACTATGCTAGAATTTAAACAGCCTATTCCAGTAGTCACTATTGATGGATTAGAGGGATATGCTATATATGTGAGAGATGGAGGTACATTTGAAAATGATGTATGGTGTGTAGCGTTATGCAATGGAGGAGAAATAAGGCATTATTTGTCAAACCAAATTCGTATATTTAAGAACGCTACCTTTGGGATAGAAAAAACAAAATAACTATGGTTAAGAATTTTAATATACCTGTTCAAGAGAGAATCCAACTTTTTCAAGTGTGGCTTGCTTCTATTAACTGGACTTTAGGTAAGAATCAACTTACTCAAGCTGAATTAGAGATACTGTCTTACTTGATTTATTACAATGATAAATACAAGACTATTAAAGAAGCTGATGTAAGGATGGATTTACTATTTTCTACTACAATTAAGTCAAAGATTAAGAAGGAGTTCGATGTTTCTACACATAAATTGGAAACCTATCTAAATAAACTTCGTAAGAAAAATGTAATTGAAAATAATTCTATAAATGAAAGGTTTATCATTTATCCAGAGCAATCCTTACAAGTACAATTTAACTCTAGTTTACAAACTGAAACACCTCAAGAGGATACTAAGCCTACAAATGATGAACCGACTGCTCAAGTTAATGACTCTGTACAACCTATTGAAGTGGAAGATAATTCAAATACTTCTTCCCCTACTGTAGAAGATGCTTCTCCTATAGATGATTTAGATGAAGTAGAATCTGAACCTTTTGACCCTAGAAGTGATTTTGATAAGTATTTTAATGAAGAACCGCCTTTAGAATCATGGATGTAATACTTAAACGTATACTACAAGAAAAAGCTAAAGAGCTTGGTCTTACTTTAGGCCAGGCTGAAGATATATTTAAAAGTGTGCCTAGGTTTATTTCTAAGGTTATAGAAGAGGGAGATATAAAAGATATAGAGTCCTATAAATCTGTATATGTAAAAGATTTAGGGACTTTTTATCCTAACAAAAAGATGATTGAGAAGCTAAGAGTTAATAAATTAAAGAAAGATGAAGATATTCAACCTAAACAATAATAATGTAGTTTTTGATGAAGCTATTCTTTTAATTCCAGAGTTTGAAGCTTTATGGAACAAAGATACTTCCAAGACTAAAGAGTTGGCTTTTAAGCAATTTGCTTACATATACTTTATTTATGATTCAGGAAGCCCATATAGTAATTTTCCTGAGCATAAAAGGATTGAGCTTGTTTCTAAAGACATGCTTAAAGGGAAAGTACAATCTACTGAAGAGCTTAAAGCTGCTGTGCAGAAGTTTTTAGAAATGTCTGAAACTCCTACACAAAGGCTTTTAGCTAGTGTAAAGAGCAAGATAGATGATGTAGCTAGATATCTAACAGATACAGAGATTGATAATAAATCTCTACCTCCTATTTTAAAAACTATCGAAAGTACTTCTAAATTAGTATCACAGCTTTCTACTTTAGAAGATGCTGTAAACAAAGAAAAAGCTACTAATTCTAGTAAGAGGTCTGGAGAGAAAAGAACTAGGAAGTATGAAGATTAGTGTAGCACCTAAATATTTTCAAGAAGCTGCTCATTACTTTACAGAACATGGTACTTATACCAAGTATCCTTTTGGTACATACCAATTTGATGAGTTTTGGGAAGAAGAAACTAGAAAATGTAAAGAAGGGTTTACACATGGTGGTTTATATATACCAGGGTCTTATTACTTTTATTTAAACTACACTCAAATTGAATTAAAGAACCCTAATACTGGAAGAAAAAGTAGTGGGTTTCCTTTGTTTACTGATGTAGACTTAGAGTATTTTACTTTTGTAGAAAAAGCTAGAAAAGAACAAAAAGGTATTGCTTTAGTTAAGCCTAGACGTATTGGATTTTCATACAAATCTGCTGCTATTATTGCACATGAATTTAGCTTTTATAGAAATGCTAAATGTATTATAGGAGCTTACCAATCGCAGTTATCTGAGAATACAATGAGGATGTCTTTAGATGACCTTAACTTTTTAGACTTACATACAGAGTGGGGAAAAGAAAGAAATCCTAATACCAAAGATTTTGTAAAAGCTAGGTATAAAAAGACAGTAGATGGTGTTGTAGCTTGGGCAGGATATAATTCTGAAATACACTCTTTTACTTTTAAAGATAATCCATTTGCAGCTATTGGTAAATCTAGTAACTTGTTCCTATTTGAGGAAGCTGGTAAATGGCCCGGCTTACTACAATCTTACAATATATCAGAACCTTGTTGGAAAGATGGTGATGACCTTATTGGTGTTCCAATTATCCAAGGCACGGGGGGTGATATGGAAGGCGGTACTCAGGAGTTTGCAGAGATGTTTTTTAATCCTGATAAGTACAACTTCCTAGCATTTGATAATATATGGGATGAAGATTCTAAAGGAACTCAATGTGGATTCTTTATTCCAGCTACTAGGATGAGGTTTGGTACTTACAAAGATATTAATAAGGAACATCCTGAATGGAAAGGGAAACCAATGATAGATGACTTTGGTAATTCTTTAGAGGATATAGCCAGACAGTCTATTTTAGATTTAAGAAAAAGAGCAGAACAAGGAGCAGACCAGCAAGCTAAGATTGACTCTGTAACTCAGTATCCTTTATCTCCTAAAGAAGCTTTCTTACAAAGCCATTCTTTCTTTTTTCCTATTACTGAACTAAAACTTGTACTGTCTAAAATGGATGACTCCATAGAATTAGACAAACATAGTGTAGGACATCTTAGTTTTGAAGAAGGTTCTTTAAAATGGGTAGATGTACAAAATGGTTCTCCTTATAGAGAATATCCTGTACAAAAAGCAGAAGAAGGTCTAATAGAAATCTATGAAACTCCTAGACTGGGAGATGCTGGAGAAATTAATGTAGGCAGATATATTGCAGGTATTGACCCTTATAGATATGATTCTGCTTCTTCTGAATCTATAGGTTCAATATTTATATTTGATAGACTAACTAGAAGAATTGTAGCTGAGTATTCAGGAAGACCTGAAAGCACAGAAAGATTTTACGAAATATGTAGAAAGCTTATAATTTATTATGAAGCTACAGCTATGTATGAAGCTAACATTACAGGTTTATATTCCCATTTTGAAAAGAAAAAAGCCTTGCATTTGTTAGCCGACACTCCTTATAACTTAAGAGATAGAAATACTTGGAGACCTAACACAAACAGCTCTAAAGGTATTATTATGTCTAAAGCTGTTAAAGAAAGGGGATTAGAATACCTTAAGGCATGGTTAACAGAAACTATATCTGAAGAATCTGAAGAATTGATGCTAAGTACTATTAGGTCAGTAGGTTTATTAAAAGAGCTAATTGCATGGAATCCTAATCCTAGAGCTAACTTTGACAGAGTGTCTGCTATGTTAATGGTAGCTTGGTATGATGTAACTTTGCAAGAGTTTAATCGTTTATCTATCCAAGAATCTCCGTTAAAAAAGAAAACTGGGTCTTATTTTGATAAGTTTAAACAAAAAAGAGATAACCAAGATATTTGGATGAAGCATTTCACTCCTCAAACTGAAATAGAATAATATGTATAATAGAGTATTTGTAGCTCCTAGTCAGATGGTTTCTGATTCAGAGAAAGCTAAAGCTAAATGGCAGAAAGATAATATAGATGCTTTTGAAGGATTAGTCCTCTTTGAAAATAGACAAATTAAGAATTCTTATTACAATAAGGTTACTAACTATAACCTTAAGAGAGGGATTTTAAATATGAATGATGTTGAAAAAGTTGTTGACCCTTATGGTTTAGGGTTAGGAACTTTTCCAGCTAGAATGGAACATAAAGGTATTGGTAACTCTAAGATTGACTTATTAGTAGGTGAGCATATAAAAAGAAAATTCGACTTTAGAGTTATTAGAAGTTCTGTAGACCAAGAGGGTATTAGAGAGGTAGAAGAGCTTAAGACTAAAGAATACATTAACTTTTTTGTAGAACAGATTCAAAATCCTAATTATGACCCTCAACAAGCAGAAAGAAGATTAAAAGAGTTAGAAGAGTACACAAATTCTTCCTTCTTTGATATTGCAGAAAGAGGAGCTAATAAATTACTTAAGTACCTTTATAAGTACTACAATGTCAAAGACAGAGTATTTGATGCAGCTTTTGAAGATGCTTTAATTGCAGCAGAGCAGTACTGCTTTATAGAAGAGCTAGGAGGAGAAATTTCTATAAGAAAAGGAGACCCTACTAGAATATTTACCATTATGAATGGGCATGCCACTGATGAAAGTGGTTTGGAAGCTTTAGTAGAAGTAACTTATCATACTATATCTTCTTTAGTAGATTTATTCCATGATGAATTAACTCCTGCACAGATTAAAGAGTTAGAAGATTACAGAGGTTATAACTCAGGGCCTCAGCCTTATTTTACGTATCCTATGTATGGTCATGTAGGAGAATTAGCTATTCCTACAGATTCTGCTACTGCTAGAGTTCAAGAAGTAATGCCTCTAGGAGATTTAGACCTGCCTATGTTTTCAAGTTACTTTGATGCAAGAGGTAACATTAGACTGATGCATTGCATTTGGAGGTCTAAAAGGAAAGTATTGGTTATTAAGAGTATTGATGAAAACGGAATAGAAAACTTAAGGTATGAGCATCAAAAGTATAAGCCTGATGAATCAATAGGAGAAGAAATCCACAAAACAGAATGGATTAATGAATGGTGGAGAGGTTATAAAATTGGAGCTAATATATATCTTAAAGCCCAACCTATACCTTATTTATCTAATTCTCTAGACAATATTTCAAGACAGCCACCTCCTGTAGTAATTCAGTTTTATAATACAAATTCCTCTAGAGCACAGTCTTTAATGGATATTATAAAGCCTTATGACTATTTGTACAACATATTTGACTATAAAAGACAGATACTAGTTAACCTAATGCTACCTGATATTGTACAGTTTCCAACTAGTATGATACCAGATAATATGACTTTACATGAGTTTTTGAACTATGTAACTTCTACTGCATTTATGCCTATGGACCCTACAGCAGATGTAATGACTCCTAAAGGTATGCAGTCTGCTGGCACATTTAATACTATTACTCCTAATAGACTATCTGCTAATCAAAGTGGTCCTATACAAGTACTTAATAATGTACTGGATAATATTGTTCAGACTATGGACATAGTATCTGGAGTAACTCAACAAAGGCAAGGAGCTATTAGTTCTACAGAATTAGTAGGAAATGTAGAAAGGTCTGTAAGCCAATCTGCTTTAACTACAGAGAGATGGTTTGCTAAAAACGAGTTTTTTAAAGAAAGATGTCTTAGAAGAATACTAGACATAGGAATTAGTATTCTAAGAAAAAATCCTAAGAGATTAGCTTACTTAATGGATGACTTCTCTAAAGAAGTTATTACAGATGAGGAAATTTCAGCAATACTTTTGGCTGACTTTGACTTACAAGTATCTAGGTCTTCTGAAGATGCAAGATTACTGCAAATGTTAGAATCTAATTTCCAACAAGCTATTGCTGCTGGTACTGCTGATGCAGCAGACTTAATTAACTTAGTTAAAACAGAAAGTGTTCAAGATGCTGCTAGAACTCTAAAACGTAGAAGAGAGGAAATGCAACAAATGCAGCAGCAAAGTGAAGAAAGAGCATTAGCAGCTAAGAAAGAAGAAGTTCAAGCTGAGACTCAGCTACAGATGGAAAAATTAGCTATAGAAAGACAAAAGCTAGAACTTGAAAAATATAAGATAGATTCTGAAAATGCAACAAGACTTCAAATAGCTACCATACAGACATATAGTAGAAAGGAAAACATGGATTTAGATAATGATGGTATTCCTGACCCTATAGAACTAGAAAAACTGTATCAGAAGGATAGAGAAATATCTGCTAAAGAAGCAGATAAGAAATTAGAACTTTCTACTAAAGCAGCTATAGAAAGAGAAAAAATAAATGTAGAAAAGGAAAAACTTAGAACTCAAGAACGCATTGAGAAACTAAAATCTGATACTGCAAAAGAAGTAGAAAAAATGAAACTTAAAAATCCTGTAGCTGGAGAAAAGAAACCTTCTAAAAAATAATTACAATGGAAGATATTATAAAAGAATTGCAAAATGTAAAGTTCTCTAAAACTTCACCAGAGGATTTTATAGCTAAGTTATTTCAATCTAGAGATATCACTCACTTAGCTCACTTAGCTACAACTAGCTATGCAAAGCACAAAGCTTTAAACAAATATTATGATGCTCTCTTAGATTTTATAGATTCATTTGTAGAAGCTTACCAAGGTTTATATGGACTTATTAAACTGCAAATTCCTGCATCTTCTAATCAAAACCCTATAAATCACCTGCAAGAACTTCTCAAATATATAGATGAGAATAAAAAGATTTTTACAGATTCAGCCCTACTAAATCAAATAGATGAAGTAAAAACTTTAATTCAGTCTACACTATATAAACTTGAAAACCTATCATAACCGTATATAAGTTATATATAATTGCTATATACTTCCCACACAATAGAAACAAGTAGCACTTAAAAATGTAACTTTTATATAATTTCGTAGTATAAAACAACAACTTAGATTATGGCACTAGATTTTTTAAATTCTTTGCAAGTAGAGGAACAACCTCTAATGAGCTTATCGGAAGCTGAAAACAGTAGTAGTACTGAACCTACTAATACTGATAGTAACGCTGATGATAATAACAAAACTACTGATACTCCTTCTAATGACGCTGAAGGAGATAAAAGTGGTTTAGTACCTATTACTGATTTAGATAGTTCTACAGATGAGAACAGTTCTTCAACTGAATCTAAAGAACCATCAACAGAAAAAACTAAAGAAACCTCTGATAGTTCTTCCAAATCTTCTGCTAAAAAATATGCAGCTATTATTAAAGCTATGCAAGAAAAAACAGGAGGTTTTGAAGACTTTAATGAAGAGGAGTTTGAAGATACTCCAGAAGCTTTCCTAGAGTACCTTGATACTTACGCTACTAAAAATGCAGAGCAGTTAGCTGAAGATTATATCCAAAATAACCTAACTCCTCTACAACAGAAGTTTGTAGACCTAATGGAAAGTGGCTTGTCTGAAGAAGCAGCTTCTTCTATTATAAAAGGCTATAAGCTTTCTGAAAATATTACAGAGGATGCTCTTATTGAAGACCCTAACAAAGCTAAAAACCTATACGCTGAATACCTAAGACATACTACTGCTTTTTCTGAAGAAAGAATTAAGAAAGAAGTAGATAAAAAAGAAGAGGTAGGAAGCTTAGTAGATGATGCTTTAGAAATTATTCCTGAGTTTAATGAACTCTTGCAAAAGGCAGAAGCCTACGAAAAACAAAAGCTTGCTCACCAAGAGCAGCAAACTAGAGAGTTTTATGCTAGGCAAGCTGAAGAGCTTCAAGAGTACCTTAATTCTACTGAAGAAATTGGAGGAATTAAGCTTACTAAAAAAATGAAGGATAACTGGATGAAGGAGTATTCTTTAGTACAAACTCAAGATGGTAAAAAAGTTAATCCTATTCTAGCTACCAGAGAAGTAGACCCTAATAAGTTTGATGCCTTACTTAGATTGTATCATACTATGGGTCTTTTCAAATATGATGCCCGTAAAAAAGATTTTGTTCCTGATTTTTCAGCTATTTCCAGTTTAGGAAAAAATGAAGCAATTAAGCAACTGGAAAAAGCAGTTCAAAATGATAACATTAGGAGAAAAACAAGTGGTTATAGTTCTTCAGATTCCATTGAGTTTGATGAAGAAAAAGAAGACCACCTTAAAAAATGGGCAGCCCTTTCTAAAAAATACGCAAGTTCTCAAGATTAAAACCAATAATTAAACACTAAAACAATGACTGAATTATTTCCGCTAGTCGCAAGGTATGGTCCTAAAACATTTAATGGACCTCTTAAAGTTCCCCACTTGGGAGAACTAGGTATGATTGAGCCTCAATTGGCTTCTGATATGTATCGTAGAATTTTCCAAACTCTACCTTCTGATGATTATGTAAACTTTATGAACGAGTTCCCTACTAAGGTTCTCGACACTGAAAATAAGTTTTATCATTGGAGAGTAGCTGGTAACAACAATAAAACTGTCCAGCTTCTTGACTGGTATGACACCACTGGCTCTAAACCTGCTTCTGTAGGTATTAACCAAGGCCGTTGGTTTATGGTTTTTGGAGAGCGTTTCTTCGATATTAATGATGTAATTGTAGGACACAATCCTGATGATTACTACATTCAAATTAAGAGTGTAGAAGAAGAAGCTCCTAATCGTTGGAAGTATGAAGTAGTGCTTATTACTGACGACCCTTCTAATCGTTCTGTTCCTTCTAGTGAATTGAGCATTGGCACTCGTTGGTCTAAGGAAACTAACTTCCAATCTGGTGAGCGTTCTATGAGTGGTACTCAAGCCCACTTTACTACCTTTATGGAACTTAAAGCTCGTGCTGCCCTACAACGTATGATGTACAAAGTAGATGGTAACATGATTGCTGAAGGTAAAAACGTACCTCTTGCTTTTGGATTCCCTGACCCCACTGACCCTAAGAATCCTAAGCCTTACACTGGTGCTTTTGTTAACTTCTATGATATGGTAGCTCTTTACCAATTTAAGAAGCAACAAGCTAGAGCTTTCTTGTTCTCTCATAAGAACTACACTCAGAATGAGATTTATTATGGTATTGATGACCGCAATGGTTGTACTATCCAGACTTTTGCTGGTATGTTCAAGCAAATTGCTAACACCAATATTCACCCTTATTCTACTCTTAACCTTGATAAAATTGTAGACATGACCATTGAAATGGGCTTGGCTTACAAAATGCAAGATGAGTACTATGTAGTTATTGAGACTGGTGCTTATGGTAAGAGAGACATTTCTGAATGGATTGAAAACCGTTCTACTCAATATACTCCTAACTTTGTTACTGAAAGAGTACAGAAAAATGGAGACATGGGAAGCCAAGGTTTGACTTATCAAGGTGTTTACACCCAGTTTAAGTCTTACAATGGTGTTAACATTATGGTTAAGCACAGACCTTTCTTTGATGATGTAGAGCGTTACAAAGAAAAACATCCATCTGGATATGGTCTTAATGCTTCTCGTCACATGTTAATCCGTGGTGGACATAAAATGGCTAATGGTGAGTTCTTGGGTGACCCTGGTATTCATCGTCTTACTGTTAAAGGTCTTGAAAATGGAGTATTTAAATATATTCCTGGTATGCGTGACCCCTTCTCTCCATATACTAGCAAAGTAAATGCAGGTTCTGCTATGACTACTAGCCCTGTAGATGCTTATGAAGTACATGGTATGGAATGGACTGGTTGTGTTGTTGAAGACCCAACTAAACTTGTGTGGATGCCTTATAACATCTAATCTGTTGTTTGTTTGCTTAAGTGGGGAGAAATCCCCACTTTTGCAAGCATACTTAACTTAAATAAATTGCTATGCCCAGAACTACAGAAAAAAAGAGTGAATATCCAAATAAGGATTTTCTAAGACAGCGTACTGTACGTGTAGTACCTGTAGAAACAAGAACATTTGTTAATCAACAAGTGGAACAACTTCCTGAAGGTTTTATTATCGAAGGAATGTCTAGGTCTCTAGAATTAAAAAGAGACAAAACTACTGGAGAGTTTTTACCTATTTTTGATAATATTCAAAAAGTAATTACTCCACAATTCCCTGATGAACCTATGACTGAGTTAGAGTTCTTTAATAGAATTACAGGTTATGACCTGTCTTTTACTAAAGAAACTAAAAACTTTTGGTCTGGTTGGGTTTCAGAAGGACCTAACAACAAAGGAAAAAAGCCTTTTTCAGTTAAGCTATCTAAAGAGGGTACTACCTTAGATTTGTCAAATGTTTGGCAAAACATTGAATGGAGAGTCCTTAAAACTAATGACAGGTATATTGCTCCTTCTTGGGAAGAGAGAAATTCTAAACCTAGTTACTGGTTTGCTTTAGTTGATGAAAAAGTATCTGTAGACCGTAAGAAAGAAGAAATTAATCTTCGTCTTAAGGCTATTGAAGAGTTTAATAAAATGAAAGACAATAGAGATGCTCTGATGGAGTTCCTTATTGTTAAAGACCCAAACAATGTTCTTTCCAAAACTGCTTCTACTGAAGTACTGTTTAATCTAGTATATGAAGTAGCAGAAACTAATCCCAAGCTTTTCTTAGAAAACATTAAAGATGAAAATAGAGAAGATAAGATTCTCATCTTTAAAGCTGTTAGAGCAGGTGCTCTTAAGAAAGTAGGCAACAAATACTCCTCAATGGGAGATGAGCCTTTAGGTGGATTAGGTGATGTTATTTCCTTGATTAACAATGCTGAAAAAGTAGAGTTCCGCAAAAAACTAGAATATCAAGTAGCTAACTCTGTATTGTAATGACAGCAAATGAAATGTGGCAATTAGTTTTAGTTGAGTATGAAAAACTTAACTCTGCTGGTGCTCCTGGTATTCAGGAAGGCCAAGCTAATATTATATTAACTAATGCCCAGAATCATTTTGTTCATACTAGAATATCTTCAATATTGAATCTCAAAAAGGAGGGTTTAGAAGAAACAGAAATTAGAATGCAGGGGCTGTCGCCTTTGTTAGCCTCTGCATCTATTTCTGCTTTTACTACAAATACTGAAAATTTGCCTAATGGTACTTTTGCTGAGTTACCTTTAGATTTTATGTACACAGTCTGGGAAAGATGTATTATTAATCTTCAAGACTGTGTTACTAATCAAAATGCAGATTTACCAGTATTTGTAATTTCTCATAATGACTTCAATAGAAGTAAAACCAATCCTTTTAAAAAGCCTTACTTTAATGGCTCAGAAGGTATAGTATGGAGAGTGTCTTACACTAGAGCTAATACTGGATATAATTCTCAAACTACTACAGCTTCCAATGGTTATGAGTTTATAACTAATAGAACAGGAAAAAGACATGAACTTATTACAGATGGTACTTTTAATGTCACTCAATATAATCTTAGATACCTTAGAGTACCTAAGCCTATAAAAGTTGACTTAAATAACTTTGTAACTCCTGTAAACATGCAAAACTGTGAATTAGATGAATCTACTCATAGACCTATTGTAACTGTAGCAGTTAAGATGCTTAAAGAAGCTTTATCCCAACCTTCTCAAGATTTACAACTAAGTTCTGATAAGGTAGAATAACTTTTTTAAAAAATAAACGTATATACCCACAAATCAAATAAATAAATAAAACGCAATGAAAACTTTTGCAAGAACTGTAACTCTAACTGCTGCTCAAGTAAAT